AAGTCAATTAAAGTAGCCTAATTTGTCAAAAAATATGGCTATTGTTTTTTAAGCACTTAATAACGCGGTTCTCCAGTGTGGATACAAAGAAATCAGGAATCACTTACAGCGGTTTTTCTTATAACAGTATGGTTTTTAATGTTTAAGCTTGAACATCAGCCAGCGGAGTACATCAATTATTTTCTCGTAAAAGGTGAACACAATAAAGCGCAAGAGTTTGCCGAGAGTGTTGTAGCAGCCCCTTTGATGTATTTCGTCCCGAACGGCGCACAGGAAAAATTTATACAGACCTTCGCACAATGCACACAAGACACAAAGATTCCCGTTATTTTAGCTACCTACGCCAACGGTGTAGGTAAATCGACTATTACTGTAGTAACATTGTTAAATGTCATCTTCCACGCCCAGAGCGGTTGGTTCGACTATCCCATATTCCATCGGTGGAAACTTCCCCGATTGTGCTGGTACTGCTCGACAGCGGATGCCATAAACGAAACAATCTTTCCTTTAATACAACAATATGCTTCAAAAGAATTCACTCCCGAATTCGCTTACTCGGAGAGCAAAGAAGGTAAGCGTATAGTGTCAAAAGTGCACTTTCCTCGACATAATTGGACAATAGTTTTCAAAACTTATGAACAGAAAGACCAGACTTTCGAATCTGCCAACGTAGGCTTAATCATCAATGACGAACCTGCACCCGAAATGGTATGGAAAGCTGAAAAATCAAGGCGGAGAATGGGTTGTATTACCCTGCTACCGATGACACCACTCAATTGCGAACCTTACATTTTAGACGAAATCAAGCGAGCCAGCGATGACAATCGGCCTGGCTACTATCATCTTAAAGCAAGCGTGTACGATGCCTGCAAGCAACGCGGCATACGTGGACATTTAGACCCGAGAATAATTGATGACATGGTGGCGGACTACGATGATGACGAGCGAGATGCGAGAGCGTATGGGGAGTTTATGTATTTCTCTCGATCTGTGTACGGCGACCTGCTCAAAAAAGATTTACACTTCATTGATCCAAGCGATTACCCGATTCCACAGTATAGCAAGATAGTCCAAGCAGTTGATCCGCATGATTCACGACCTTCCGCATGTTTGTACGCAGCGAAAGTGCCGGGAAAGATACAAAGATACATTATTTTCCAAGAGACTCCGCAGGAACAGAATGCTGCATTCTGGGACATGAAGCGTTCGAACGAGATAGTGGATGAAGTGCAGACGTGGGACAAGATAGAAAAGACTTATTATAAACCCGCTGTGCGCATCCTTGACCGCCACTTTGGTTGGCAAACAAGGGGACAGAAGACCTTTGCTCAACTCTATCTCGCCGCGGGGCGTCAAATAGGGTCAAATTTCACGTTTATTAGTTCATACGCAGCCAATTCAGACGAGAGTGAGCTGGCGTTTGGACATAAACAAGTCAGAAAGCTGCTACAGAATCAAGAGGATGGCAAGCCGGGAATACTAATTTACAGCAACTGTTATCACCTGTGGAACGGACTTACTCATTATGTTCGAAAGCGGCTAAAAGGTGTAGCCAGCGATGACAAGATCGGTGTCGATGCGGGGATAGTAGAGAAATATAAGGACTTCCCGGACTGTTTAAGATACCTTGTTTGTCATGATGTTGTTGTGAGAGCACCAGAACGAGTAAAGAGTACGGCAGGCGAATTGCGAAGGTTAGCCTTGCAAGGTATAAAATCAAGGGGAGAATTTGCCAGATGACTACCAAAAAGACCGTTTGGTATAAGATAGAAGATCGAAAACCTACTGTGGGGAAAGTAGTTTTCATTTCGGATGGTAAGAAAGTTGCAGTATCGAGCTATAGGGCGGAAGATGACTATTGGCTAAATGAAGGTTCTGGGGGGGGGATGGGGGGGGGACTTTGAGCCTACACACTGGGCCGATATTACTATTGAACTATCTGATATTAAAGCAGGATAATAATGAAAAAAAATACCGATACAGAATTAAAGCGGATGGGCTTAAGGCGTGATCCTGGATTATACGCTTATGTGATTAGTGCATACGAACGCAGCCGGAAATACATGGAAGAGCGTGGTATATTTGACCGTATTTCACGATGCAAAAAAATGTACGAAAACGACCCCTGGACAGCACAAGGTGTTCACCGTGATGGTGATCTAAGCGAAGTCAAAATTGCTATAGCCTACGACATTATCGAGACAGGTTTACCAATCGCAACAGGGCGGATGCCGGTTCCGGATGTTGATCCCTGCATAGATGGGCGTAATCAAGAGTATATGCAAATCAAGACAATGTTTGACAATGCTACTAATGAATTGGAAATGCAAGCAGCTAACGAAGCGATGGAGGCATTACAGACAAAGCTCAATGACTATGCCGAAAAGCTACAAAGACAGCTTATAGATACATTCAAGAGCGGTAGTTTATTTGCGAAATTGCGGATTGGTTACAGGGAAAAGGGCATCGCTGGCACGTTTATAATGAAGTCAGTATTCGATCCAGAACGAAAAACTATCATAAATGAGCCTGTTGACTACACAACTATCTTTCCAAGTCCAAACTGTGATAGTATTGAAGCGCATAGCGAGTCAGGTGAACCGTTCTGTTATGCTCCGATAGTTAGTTCAAAGAAGATTAAAAAACAATATAAGATTGACGAACTTGAGTATAATGCTCTTGGTGATCTTGATGATACCAAGAAGTTCAGATTTCGATCAGAAATAGGTTTTGCCGCCAAGACGCAAGCGGTCATAAAGCAAATATTAGGTGCAACAACAAAGGACAAGGATGGTTATTGTCTTTTAATTGAATGTTACATGCCTGATGATAATAGTGAGATAGAATTTCAAGACAATCTTTATAATGAAGATGGTCAGAAAGTTTATGAAGATGACGGTATAACTCCCAAGAATGAGACAAAAAAGCGTAAGCAGTTTCCTAGCGGATTCAAACGGGTAACGGTGGTCAAGGGGCACAAAGACTGGATTTTAGATGAAGTGGACAATCCGTATGGTTATCCACCATTTCTAATGTCGAAGAATGCCGAACAACTGGGTGACTTCTGGGGCATCTCTGACATTCAGGTCGTTGAAGATTTGATCATACGATTAAACATATCCTCATCAAACGTGCATGACAACCTACGGTTGACAGGTAACCCAAAGCTAATAAAGATAATCGGGTCTCAATCGGTAAATAAGGACGGATCGATTCAGGAGGTAACAAACGAGATTGGTGGAATAATGGAAACCACACAACCACGCGGTGTATATTATCTTTCCCCGCCATCGCTGGGAGTCGATGTCAAGTGGTGGATGGATTTCTTAAAGAGCTGGATAGACAGAATAACCCACTTAAGCGATGCGTTAAGGGGATTCAATGAATTCAGTAACGACTCCGGAAGAAAGATACAAGAATTGCGGGTAGCAGCCGCCAACACATTCAAACCCAAGCTGGACGAGCAAGTAGAGTTTTGTCATAGACTGTATCAACATTGGGCATGGATATATCAAAATTTATATCCCGAAGTAATACTTCAAAAGTTAGAGGACGAAGCTGGCAAGGCACAATTTGTAGAATTTCAACCACAGGAAGGGCAGCAATATCTTGTCAAAATCGGGGTAGCTGCCACCAGTTTGTTGCCAGTGGACGTATTAGCAAATCAAGAGCTGGCGTTAGTGTTATTTGACAGAAAGATCACTCGCCCAGATGGAACACAAAGAGGCTTAATCAGTCCTGAGCATTTACTTGACATCTGCGGGGAGGCTGGCTTTGAAGATGTTCAAAGGGCAAAAATGTACAATGCCATTGAGCAGGAAAAAGACGACCAGATGAAACAGAAGTTAGCAGTTTACGAACAATTCAAAACGATGGCAGGACAGGCGGCGCAGATAACCGAAAACGGGCAGGCGGGGCAGGAAGAAGACCAAGCAGTGGAGCAGTTAATCCAAATGGTGCAGCAGGTACCAGAGATAATCGGCACCAATGAGTTCATTGCGTTGCCTGACAGGCTAAAGTTAGCTATTTTAGCAGCAGTGGCGCAAATAGGAAGAGAAGGGGGAGAAGGGGGAGGAAATGAACAACAAAACCTTAACCAGTAAAAGTAGCTTAAAAGATGTCATCGAATATGTTTCTTATTATGTTAATCTTAAGCATACCGGGAACATTAGAATCGAATTTTCGTTACTAAATGGTGGGATCACAAGAATAAAGGGAAGCGTTGACTCCACCTTATTTCCAGCCAAGGAGAATTAGATTTTTTTTGATTACAAATGTGAAAGGTGCAACAAAACAATAGAGTTGCAATTAAGTCCAAATGGACATATTCCAGAAAGAATAAAGTGTAAGTGTGGTGGAAACTCACGGCGGATTTACGGTGGTCATCAGATAAGCATGGACACATGGCGAACTAAAATCCGGGAGTACAACGATCTTCCCGAACATGCAAAAGAGAAAAATGGTATAATAAAGAAGCATATTTAATACATAAAAAAGATTAAGAGATTAAGTACTCAATACAGGCAACTTAGATTTAATTCGCTTGCGAAAGCTAAATTTAAAGCCACTGAAACATCTTTTACAGATGGGTTAGTGGCTTTTCTACTTTAACCACTAACCAATGAGGCAAACAATGGATAATACATCAGAGACAGGGAAATCGGTAGCAACGGGCACCGAGGTAACTATCAACAAAATGTGGAGCGTAATGTCAATACAGCGATTTGGCACAACAACAGTAATAACACAGGCATCCAACGCAGGCATTCACTCGCTTGTCAGAACAATAACACAAGATGCCGGGAAGGTTATTCATACCTCAATGACCGTTGTTCCAAATTTCAACACAAAAGAAATAAAGACCACAGACGGAAACTTGAAAGTAGTATTCACGAGGGGGTCATAAATGAGTTACGAGTTAAAGCAAGACACATTAGACAAATTGGGTTTAAACAAAGACTTAACAGATAAAACGATAAAGGTTCCTGAAGAAATTACTAAGGAACCTGTTGGCATAGATGAACATGGTAACGACATTCTTCGGACTTATTCTGATGCTGAAATAGGAATTAATATTGGCAATGACTTTCTCAAGTCAAAAGAAGAGACCACTGAAAAGCCAGCCGGGAAG